GTTCTTGTTGTGTAAACTGGGCCACAACTACCGACGCCTACAGTACACCTATTGTACTCTTTATTTATTTAATCCAAGGATCACTCAACATAGATTGCATCGCTAAGAATCTCATCCCAGTTGATGTGCTTGATCTGACGGAGCTGTTCCAATTTTGTAAAACGCTCACCGGGTAAAGACATACGCAGCTCAATAATTTCAGTGGCTGTTTTGAGTCCCACGCCGGGAAGGATTTGAGTCAGCAATTCCGGAGTCGCGGCATTGAGATTAAACCGATTCGGGGCAGGCACCTGAGGTTTGACAATCTGGCGACCCCGACGCGACTTAACGGGTTTTGCGTCTGTTTCTGCAGATGTATCTTCCTCTTTCTGTTCAATCTGATTTTTATGGGCAAAAAAGACTTTACCTGTAGTTTTAGACTTAACCATAAAGTACTCACCGTCATCATGAGTACTCAAAATATCTACTTTTACGCCGCTTGGTGTGTAGGTGACGTCTTTAGAAACTGTGGCAGTCATCATGGAGATACGACTTTCGCGCAGTATAGGACAAAGTTAGAATAGAAAAAAGCCAACGAACGATGCCCAACCCTTTTAACTTACTTAGATTTGCAAATCAAGTCCCTGGCGTAGGTAAAGCTCTGAGAGCCATATACGCTGTAGCTCCTGATGTAGGAATCGGACTTCCCGTGGAGCTTATGATGTCCGAGAAAAAGTCACCTAAAAAAGAAAGAACTGCAGGTCTGAACACAGCTGCAGAGGTTGCCACGTCGCTCGTTCTTGGTGGAGCTGAGACAATTCCTCAGCTGACGCAACTGGCTACCGATCCTGCAATCCTTAGAGCTTTAGGACAGGAGGGGCTGAGTAAGAACGAAATAATTCGAAATTTAAACGCACGGGCACGCACGATTAACCCCAGTATGTACACAGAACAGCTCGTGGAACAAATCGTCGAGGGGCGAGTTGATGCTGAAAAAGAACGATTAATGCAGGAAGCACGGAATCGCTTACGCGGGATCCAAGTGCCATTACCTACATCCGGACTGATGGGGCTGCGCTAAGGCAATAAAAAACCCCTCCCGAAGGAGGGGTCCCCTTTGCCGACCTGAGTATATCAGGTTGGAACGGTCGAGCTGTAGATGGTGGACTCCACCACGCCGCCGGGCTGAAGGGCCACATCGTCGCGCTTAGGAGCGACGTCAGGCACAATCCAGCACACTTCGCAAATAGCGAGTGCTTTGTTCTTACCGGCCAGTTTGCCGGCTTGAGCGCGCGGATCGAAGGTACCCGAGGCGAGAGTCAGACCAGAAGCCGCGACGCCGCCCAGGTTACGGGTGGCGAACAGTTTCCAGGTGGTCTCGGCGCCAAGGGCAGACAGCTTGCTGGAATCGATGATGTTCACCGAAGCATTGCTGCCGTTTTCGATTCGGCTGCTGGCGCCGGTCACGGACACGCCGAACTGACCAGACACCACGGTGCCGTCGCTGCGCAGACCTTGGTTCATTGCGGGAACCAGGCTGAGCTGAGGAGTGGCCGAACCACCGCCCACACCGCTGCTGATCACGTCGCCGCCATCAACGCGGAGCGAAGCGCGGTACACGTAAGCGCCGGCAGGCACTTTGATACCGTCAGCGATATCGGCGCGAATATCCTTGTGGTAATCCGGCGAAGGAATGACCACATTGGCGCTGCTGAAAGCTTGGTTAGAGCCGTTCAGACCAGAACCGTAGGGCTGAGAATAGTACTCAAGCTGGTTAACGGAACCGTTGGCCTGATAAGACAGGTCAACATAACCGATTGCCTGCTGAGCAATCCAGCCGGGACGGAACACTACGCCGACGGGACCGCCAATAGGCTGATCAGTCAGAGTTTCAGAGGTTCCGTTCTCGTTGTTAAAAACAACGGACTTTTCTTCGTGCCAGTAACGAAGAACGTTGGTGTAGTTACCAGGATAAATCTTGGCAACTTGTAACTGGTTAGGGTTGATCGCCATCGTTAGTACCTCCTATCAAGCGTTAAAGGAGTAAGCGATGGTGGCGAAATCAGCATTCAGGAGTTCGAAACCTGCGTACAGGCTCCAAATCATCATGATAAAACGGCTGAAATCGTCGTTGTTATTCAGGAGCACCTGAGCGTTGTTGCCGCCGATACCGACGCCCACGCTTTGGGGACCGAAGAACATACCGATTGCGCTCTCATAGGATTTAGCCGTACCGCCGATGGTAGCGGTCTGGCTTTGAGAGGGCATGTTGGTCGATTCGAAGAAGCGCACGCCTTCGAACACGAAACCGGTGGGCATGATCGGCTCGCCGGCCACGAAGCTGGCTTGACCGAAGCCCTGACCCATGTAGATAGCAGCGTTGGGCTGCATACCAGACATGAGGGGATTGATCTGACCGTTGCCAGGATAACGAGCCACTTCACGGAAGTCGCTGTTCTGACGCAGGTGCATCAGGAAGGTAGGATCGCACACACAGCGATAGAAACCGTCCTGATAGGTAGGAACGTTACGCTTACGCAGGCTCTTCACCACGCGTAGCAGGTCGTCCTTAACGTCGAACTTAGCTTGTTCGGCGTTGGTGTAGGTCAGCGAACCGACGGCGAGGTCGCCAGGGTAGTAATAACCACCTTGGGTGTCGGAAGCTTGACCCTTAGAAACTGCTTTCAGGAGTTCGTTGATGAACACCCGGTCACGCCAACGACGATAGTCGTCGAGCAGAGTCAGCGAACCGATGGACTGGTGGAACGCGGTGAGGTTACCGGTATCCAGCAGCAGACGCTGAGCGGTGATCAGGGTCTCGCGAGCAATCTTAAAGGTGCTCGGCTGAGTAGGATCAGTCGGGTCGGCAGGGCCAGTGTACTCGCGGAGAGTCACGAGCACTTTGTCCTTAACGATATTCCGGCTGTTGGCAGTACCGATGGTCTGCTCAGCAGTGCGCTCCCGAGACTCCTTAGAGCCGGGGTTGCCCCAGAAACGATAACGGTCAAGCTGAACGGTTTGGCCGGGTTGTTTGCTACCTAAAATGCTTTAATAAGCACCGCAAGGCTCTTTATCCTTGCGTAACATCAACTTAAGGACGTTGATGAGCAGACTATATCATCACCCACAGCGGGTAAATCCCCTGTTTGGGTGCTCCGCGCTCGTGTCACCTTATCGGCTTCTACAACAAACTTGTTGCGGTCAGCCTCGCTCCACTTTGACTTACCTCGATTGGTTCTAGTGTCATAGCGAAGGTCAAATTTGTATTGCATAGCTTTACATCCGTAAGGTTTTAAAACCTCTACAAATTGCCTGGCTGATGTTCCGTTAGCTCGAAGATTCCACAGGTTGGGATTTTTCTTTGCCATCGGAACACGAGGAACTAAGGAAGCTCCTGTCAGGCTCTCTATCCAATCCGAAACAACCAAAGCTGTATCGTAAGGGATATATAAAGCTAGCTCAACAATGCGTTCCCGAATGTAGGGATCTCCCGTACGCGTGGACGTACCGCGCTTACGTAGGTGAAGGTTTCCGTCATCCATGTAAAGGAGGGCTAAACCTTCTAACCCTATATCTCTAAGGAAAGAAGCTGTAAATTCTTTCTTCCCGCGAGGGTAGAGCTCTCTATAAATCGGTAATAGCAGCTCTTGCTGATTAGACCACCACTGACAAGCAGGAAAACTTCCCGTTTGGCAGTCGGCTTCTCTTTCCTTAATAGGCTGTTTTATGCCAAAAATACGATTGAGTCTTCCAACTTTCCAGCGGAGAAACTCAAATTGTTTTTGAGCATGAGTGATGTGAAGGCTAGGGTAGGTTGTGACCTGCCTCAGACAACCATCGCCCAAACAGACCCCTTTAAGAAAGGAGCGGTCGCTTCGAGAGAGCATTTGAACAGTGTTAGTCGTTGAACCTTCCAGTCATTTCTGGCTGGCTTGGCTGCTGATTAGCCTCCCTTTCGGGTCCGGCTTTCCAGCAATTCACGGAGTTTAACCGATAGGCTTTCACCTAAAGGGACTCTAGACACATAGGTCCAAGTCGTGCACAACCACAGGCTCTGCAGCCATCTCTACAACGTACGCAGGATGCGGACGATAGAGCTCTGCACCGAGCAGCTTCGGAAAATCATTGTCGACGAACAAAGCGTCAACCTCCGAAGAACTACATACGTAGTTTAACTAGAAAAACCTCAGAGTAAAAAGCCTCTGTCTCGTTTTTAGCGTTAGCCTAACTTACGGCTGAGATTACGTACGCTCTCTGGCAGTTGGTAATAAATAGAGCCGTAATTGGACACATGCTTGGCCGCACCGCCGCGGTAAATAAATCTGAAGGGTACGGACATTAGTCCAGGTTCCTCCGTACGGATTGTTTGCGTATACGTTTTGCAGTACACCGGAGGGTTATAAACCCACTCAGAACGGTTAGCTGTCCCTTGAGGACCTAATGAATTCGTAAGTATCCCACCTTCTACACGCCCGTGGGAAACGCCACCGCCGGTGATACCTTGCTGTCCGGTATTACCTGTAGGAGTATTGTAAGGATCGTAAACCTGGGAATCGGGAGCCGACCCTCCGAAGTACGTATACTTCCCAGCATCACGCTCACCGTAATCCGGTCCGGTGAAAGTCTGAACTTTCCGTCCGGCAATCGTGTCGACAGTGACCGGACGATAACCTTGATAAGAACTTAAAACACCACTAGGCGCATAATCTACATTTTCGTAATTATTCCAATAGCCGGATATCGCGGCAGGCACCTGGCGCCACGCGGTGGAATAAGTTCCGCTGTAGCTAGGGGAACCATCAACAATTACGCCTAAATCGGCTCCGATATCTCGGATACCCGAATTTAAGACGATAAAACCTTCGTGCGAAGGACCGCTCTGGACACGGTGCGGTCCTGAATCGTACTTATAATTTCTATACGGTATATACATTTAAAGCAGCCAAAGCTGCCTTAATTCTAAACGGAGGGCGTATCGTTAGCGATCGGAGTGGGAGGAATCTGATTGGCTAACGCTCGGATGTCGCTTCCGATTAAATCAATATCACGAGCGTAGTTTGACTTAAGGGCTTCAAGCTCTTTTTTGAGCTGCTCGACTTCAGCATTTTCGCCGCCACGGCGACGACCGAGTGGGTTAGGCACGGATTACTTACCTTTGCTCTTCTTGTATTTTACAGCCTTTTTCTTCGCCTCCTCGCGTTTTTTCGTCCGCTCAGGTAAATCACTTTTTGTCTCTTTCTCGTACTCAGCTACTTTAGCTTTAGAAATTTCACCTCGCTCCTGCATTGCGTAGAATTTACGCCTTTGTGCCTCAGATTTAAAAGGCATCTTAATAAACGCTTTTTAACAGTATACTCAATAAAAACACCGTATATGCAATAAAAAACCCCCGTTGTCCAGACGGGGGCAGGGTATGTTCGTCCACCATGCGAGCGGTGCTCCACACCGCTGAACTTACTTTAACTCAGTTGCCATCAAGGAACAGCAGCTTGGCTCGCAAAGCCTCAGGGGACATGTTGTTCAGGTAGCGCCAAGCTTGGTCAGGAGCTTGATTCATAACCTGACCAAACTGTTCCCACTGCATGTTGGGGTCCTGCTGAGGCTGACCGCCGGTAGCGGCAGCGGGGACGGCGGGAACTTGGTCGTAGTTCAGCCGATAATTCTGCTGTCGAAGAGCAGCGCTAGCTTCATCAGCAGCAATTTGCTCATCGGTGCGCAGGTCAGTGGGATACACCTCGGTAAAGAACCGATTGGTGTAATCAGCAAGCTGATCGGGATCGGTCAGGATCTGCTCCATCGCCATGCCACGGGTGGCAATTTGCTCAAGAGTTTGATGCTGCTGAATCAGGGCGTCCTCCAGAGTGGTGGAGTACTGATTCAGAATCGCCGGAGCTTCCAGACCGAAGTGGTTAACGACGGCGGCGCTTGCTTGGCTTAACTGCGGCTCCTGCGCCGTAGAAGTCGGCGAGGAAATTGGGGTCGTATAGACGTTGTTGGATAAGATCGGCTGAGCCGTAGGGGGTTGGTAAGCCCAGGGCTGTTGGACCTGTGAAGCCAGATTGCTCTGTTGAATATCCTGCGCCGCCACCTGGGGCTGCGC